TATCCGACGGTTCAGTAAAATCCCATAAGCAATTGTTTGGTGGTGATTTGAAAGCCAAAGTAAAATCCAAAAACGAGGACGCTTCATCTGGTAACAACGCTGCAAACGAAAAAACTGAAATCGAAAAGGTTCGTGAAGAATACGCAGAGGTTATTGGTAAAAAGGTAGCCAACGCTAAGAAGAATGACAAAGAGTGGATGGAAGACAAAATCAATGAAGCAAAGGTAGAAGCAATCCAGGCGCTTGATATCGATGAGTTATCAGACGTGATTGAAGAAAAGGAACTGGACATTGAACCATCTGACTACGAAGAAGTAGAAGACCTTTGCCAAGCAGTATTGGAAGAACTGGGTTTGGTAGAAGCCTAAGCCTGAGTGAATAATTATTTAATAGATTGAGCCATGACAAGAGAACAGCTAGATATAATATTAGCCAACACGGATATAGCGGCTGTAGTGAAAGCCCTTCAAGTAAGTAGCTATGGAAACATCATACCAGAGTGGTCAGACTTAGAAGAACAATATGACCCTCTACAACATGCTATCTTCAATACAACATTGTATCCACCCAAACTTGGGGACAATGGTCAGGACGACTTTAAAAGAACTCCTCTGGCGTTACAAAAGCTGGCTGTAAACCGTGTGGCTCAATCTATGTTTAGTACACCCGTGCAGAGGATGTATGGGGAAGCAGAAGACAACGAACAAGAAAAGGACGCAATTAACCTTGTAGAGGAAGTGTACAGGGTAAGGAATAGCATAGATGGTTCTAACATCGAAAGAGCCAAACAATTACTCGCCACCTGTCAAGTCTGCACCGTGTGGAACGTGGTAGAGAAACCGATGACGGTTGGTGAGGAGCAAAGCAAATACACGCTAAGGCATAACATATACAGTGAAATGAACGGATATAAGTTATATCCAATCATTGACGAGGCGGGCGACTTACTTGTAATGAGTATCTTTTACAAGGACGAAACAGGAACAGACTATATGGACACGTACATTAACGGGTATGATACAACCAAGCCCCAGTACTTCAGATTCGCTAAATTAGATAAATGGGCAATCGACCAAGAGGCTCAACAAGAACTAGAGGTGTTCCCAGTGCTGTATATGTACACAAGAGAACCAGTATGGGGAGGGGAAGCTGGTACAGCATTGGTAGAACAACTGGAAGAAATGGAAAGCTATCAAGGCTTATACATTAAGAGAAACACCGTACCCACATTCACCATCGATTACGGTGAGATTGAAGAAGGTGACCTAAAAGAGGGGGACGAGGATAAGGAAACCAGTAATGACAGTCGTCGTATTATTGAACTGGGCAGAGGCGGTGAAATGAAGGACGTGACTTGGAAGGGAGCCACAGAGGCTATCGAAGCTAGATATAAACGTATTAAGAATGCGTTCTTTGAACAGATACAAGTACCAGACACCTCATTTGCTAATATGATAGCAAGTAATACCAGTGCAGATAACAAGGAATTGATATTCGCAGATGCTAGGGCAAAGGCAGAGGACATTGGTGGTGAATGGGAAACGATGTTTTACAGTGAACTAGAGATAGTGAAAACAATGTTGGGTATTATGTTCAGCAAATATGCACAACAACTAGCCAAGTTCAGTGTCCGTAGTAAGATTAAGCCATACAATGTACGCAATAGATTAGAGGTAGCCGAGTACATAGCCACAGCAGGTAACGCAATGAGTTTAGAAACGAAAGTAGGGGTATTAGATGAGGTGGATAACGTAGAAGCTGAAGTCAAGCGCATAGAAGTCGAAATGGGCGCAACCAACAACATGCTAGGAGAAGAATAAGAATATGGCGGGTGCAAGTTACATACCAAAAGAGAAAGTTGAAGAACTTCGTCGTTGGGCTAAAAGTGAACAAGGCAAAAAGCAGATTAATGAAATTTGTGAACAGGCGTACAAGGAAGCACAGCCCTATAGAGATATGACAAAAATAGATTGGAAATTACTACAAGAACCTTACACAATCTAATATGCCTATACCAAGTCAAAGGAAATGGGATGATGAATTTAACAAGCGCCGTGAGTATTACCTCAGGCGCATTCGTCGTTATTATAATGCAGTAATAAAAGAGGTCAGTCAAATGACCGTTGGCGTATCCCTCAACAAGAACGATGAATTCTACTGGCGTAACTACCCAGCACTCAACGAGAAGATGAACGCCCTTATTAAGGAATTATATACGAACGTGTATGGTGATTCAGTTATGGGTATTAATACAGGGTGGCAGCTGGCAGTAGATAAGAACAATGAACTGGTCAAATACGTGTTCGGTACTACGTTAAATGAACTTTCAACCACAGTACGCAACAACTATCTATCCAATAATGGGGGGGCTCGTAGAAACTTCCTATACCGTAAAGATGGAAAAGATGGTTTACGGTTAAGCCAAAAAGTATGGCGTAATACGAGACAATTCAAAACAGAATTAGAACTAGCCTTAGAGGTAGGTATTGGTAAAGGGAATTCGGCTCAAACAATAGCTAGAAACATTACGGGATACCTAAACGACCCTGACAGACTGTATCGTCGCGTTAGAGACAAGGAAAACGGGATACTAAGACTATCTAAGGCAGGCAAAGCATACAATCCTGGACAGGGTAGGTATAGAAGTTCATACAAAAACGCAATGCGCCTGGCTCGTAATGAAATCAACTTCAGTTACGAGGGCAGTAATACTGAGAAGCGTAAACAGTTAGACTTCATAGTTGGTGTACGAATACAAACAACACCTGGACACGATCCTTCCAGTGACAAAGGAGCTGTGAAATGTATAGACCTTCAAGGTGATTACCCAAAAAACTTTGACTTCACTTACAAATGGCATGTCAACTGTCTGTGTATTAGCACACCCATACTAAAGACACGCGGGGAATTAGATAAGGACACAGAGAAGATATTAGAGGGGGAACAACCAGATACACCCAGTACACGACAAGTAGATGGTATGCCAGTGAGTTACAAGAATTGGCAAACACAGTACAACAAGGATTTAACAAAAATGAAAAATCAACCACGTTTCATCCAACAGAACAAGAAACTAATAGATGGTAAATAAATCATCTAGTTTTCAAATTCATTATATTTGTATCAAATTAACTTTTTAAACAAAAAACTCATGTACGAAAAAATCTTACAGAAACTGAAGACACAACGAGGAGAAAACTCGTCTGTGACTGACAAGTCATTAGAAGACTTGGCAAGAACATTAGAAAAGGTGATAACCACCGAAGAAGCATTAGAAAGTGCAGATTTCACACCAGCCATCAAAAGCATTGACGGTAACATTAACAAAAAAGCGTCCGATGCAGTAAAAACAGCTCAGCAAAAAGCTGACGAAGAAGCTGCAGAGAAAAAAAGGCTCGCAGATGAGGAGGCTGAAAAAAGGCGTAAGGAGAAAGAAGTAGACGACAACGGTGAAATTCCTGCTTGGGCAAAGACGTTGATGAAACAGAATGAAGCCCTTCAGGAACAAAACAAAAAGTTGCAAACCCAATTTGACCGTAGAAGCGCTGAAGAAATCAAGGCTGACCGCTTAAACTTAATTAAAGGTAAATTGAAAGACCTGCCGGAGTACTACACTACTCCAATCGTCAGTGGTTTTGATAGTATGCAGTTCGAAAACGAAGATGCATTCAATTCCTACCTTGAAAGAGTTGGTAAAAGTGGGGAGGAGTTTGCGCAACAAGCTAAAGAACATGGCTTGCCAAGTAGTACACCAAAACCAGCACAACAACCAGACAAAACTGGTCAAACTGGTGAGTTGAAGGACGCCATGAAAATGGTTAAAGAGGAGAAAGAAAAGTTAGAACAAAAATCTTAAGTTAAACAAAAATCTTTTTAAGCAATGAAGCAAATATCAAAAAGTGCTGACAAGCAAACAAAAAAGGTTATCATCAATCGTATTGCTGATATTCCTGCGGGCATCTCGTTGGTTTTGTCTACATTGGTTGCCGGTACAGTTGTTCCTGAGGGCACACCTGTTACTGCACCAGTAGATGGCAAAAGAACAGTTTGCAAATCCGCAAAATTATTGGCAGGGTCTACGACTACTGTCATGCGTGTTGAAAGTGCAACCAACCAATTCAAGACTGGAGACATCGCATTCCAGGTTGCTGGGGGAGCTGCTTATGCTGGTACAGTTGCCCGTGAGGCAGGTACTGTGGGCGGTGTCGTTTACGATACTATCACAGTAGGTACGGCGTTAGAAAGCGCAGCTGAAGGTACAGTTATTTATCAGTCAAGTGTTGCGGCTGGTGAGGGAGCTGATACTGGTGCTTTAGAAAACACCGCAGACGCTATATTGAAGGAGGCGTTCGAAGTTCCTTCAGGAGACCACGTTATTTTCATGGCAGACGCTTTCATTCGTGCAGACGTATTGAAAGATGCTATTGGTGCTTTGTACCTAGCAACCATGAATGGTATCGGTGAGGTTAGTTATTAATTAAAAGATAGGAGATAAAAACAATGACTGGAAAAAATAAACCTGTTGAAGTTGCTTCTATGCTAACCACTGAAGATATTCAGGCTTGGTACGAAGCAAATCCCTTACCACCATCAAAGGCGGAAGGAACCTTCCCGATTATCGGATCGGAGAATACGTATTGGAAAACAATGCAGAATAGATCATTGAAAAAGAATATTGCTGCTGATCCTATTTCACCAAACTCAACCGTTCCTGTGTCAGGGCGTAAAGGGTTCAAGGATGTTATGGGTGAGATGGCAACATTTGGTAAAGGTCGTGAAATGACTGCTGACGAAATTGAAAAGTTCGAAAGACTTAAAAGAAATTTCGCACAGTTACAGAACGCTACTGCTGCTCGTGAACTGTTAGACTATTACGGAGATGATTTAGGTTTTGTGAGAGACGCGATGTACGCCGAAATGACTTACTTAGATTGGACTTTGATTAGTTCAGCTTGTGAGATTGGTTTCGTCGCTGCAAACAGTCCTTACATGCAAGGAATCACTGGTATGGATTACGGTTTGGAAGCTTGGCAGAAAGACGCCGTTGGTACAAGTTGGGACAACCCAGCTGCAGAGATACTTGGCGACATCGAATCTGCGATTGACCTTGGGGACGAATATAGTAAGGTGTATACAACCATCTTCATCAATAAGAAGTGGTGGACATATGTTAGAAACAATACGCAGATTCAGAAATACACTGCGTCACTTGCTGCTAACTTGTTTGACACCCAAGCACCCCCAACATTGGATGCAGTTAACGCAATGCTTGCACAATACTTCTCAGGGCCTATTGCCTTTGAGGTTATTGATGAGCGCGTAACTAGAGTAGACCTTGATGGTAACGAAGTGACATCTAATCCGTTTGCTAACGGTGTAGCTGTTTTCGCACAGTCAAAAGTACTTGGTCATTTCCAATGGAATGCTTTACCAATCATCGACCCTCGCGAAACGACGGAGTCTTGGTTTACAGTTGGTAACATTACGAAGGTTGATCCATCTTATAGCAAGATTTATGCTAAAGGACGTGGCTTCCCAGTAATAGATACATATCACGAAAACTTCTATTTGAAAGTAGACGCTGTTGCGTGGTAATAACTAAAAACTGAAAGCCATGACTATCAAGGAAGCTTTGACATCATTAGTACAGTACCCCATCCCAGACGCCAACGTCGAAAAGATCGGCGTAGACAGGGGTTTAACCTTAACAGAGGAGTACACCACCACAATTGCTGAATCCGATGCCTACAGATTGGCTGAGGCGGACTTGTTCATGTATATGTTCACAGCCCCAGATTTGAAGGAACAGGAAATCAGTATTACGCCTGCAGACCGTAAGAACTACAAGAACAGAGCGAATAGAGTGTACGGTGAACTGAACGACCCCGCCTTTAGTGGTAGACGCTATGGGTTGATTGGTGAAAACTACAATGGATAGATACTATGGAGTTAGACAATGCTTATATAGCTTTTCATAAACAGACAGGAGGGGGATACGACGAAAATCGTAACCCCATACCTCCTGCTGATGAGGTTTCAGCTTATGTCCCTTGTAATCTACAGCAGATTAAGAGGGATTATCGCATGCTGGTAGATGGTCAGTATGTACAAGCAAAGTATAGTATCTATATCAAACCTTCCGAAATGCCTGATGGTTACGACGCCAATGCTCTTACAATGTGTAGATTGAAGAATTTAGATGGTGTCGTGTTGGGTGACTTCATAGTACATTCCAACGAGCCTTTGAGTTTGTTTAAGAAGAATAAATTAATATTGAGAGATGTTTCAGCTCAAGAATAAAAAAGCAGTCAATAAGGCTTTGCAGGATTATGGTGCGAAGGTTGAGAAGGCTTTGCTCTACAATCTCCAATATTTAGTCATTCAATTAGAGAATCATGCAAAGGAATCAGCAGGGTATCAAGATAGAACAGGAAACCTAAAATCAAGCATCGGTGGGGTTGTGTTAAAAAATGGCCGCCCCGTCTCTTATGTGGGGTTTACTAACACGGGGAAAGGGTCTAGTACTGGAAAAACCTATTTAGACCAAATAAGCCAAAAATATACGTCAGGTTATGTGCTCATAATTGTAGCGGGAATGGAATACGCCACATATGTTGAGAACCTGCACGGATTAAACGTGTTACAGAAAAGCAAACTGCGTATGGAACGCGAGTTGCCTTTACTATTGGAACGATTAAAACAAACGATATGAAAACTACGACGGATGTCATAACAGATGTGATTGAGGTTATCAAAGCTAGCAGTATTCCTGCGAATACGAATGGGGAGATATACCGTAAGACACGTCCAACAGAAAGCGAGTTAGAGGATACGGTTGTCCATATCATTCCAGGTGTACAGGGGAAGTTCGTATTTGATGGCACTGTGTTTGTTAAAATCTTCTATAAGAATATTCAATTGGGTACTACATGGGCTGAAAATAGTACACGTGCTGTACAACTCGAAGCTCTACTGTACCAGTTGTCACAAAATTTACTGGATATGCCTGAGTATACTTACTACATCCAAAGTCGAGAGATATACACGGAACCAGTTCTGGAAGTTCAACAGTATTATGCAATACTAAAAATTAATTTTAAATATTTGAATTCATGAAAACATCCATAAAAGTTAAGAAATTATGGTACGGTCCTATCGAAGCCGATGGTGGAATCAGTACCCAGCTAACGGAGCTTCAAATTGGAACCCGTGAAGCGACATGTCAGTTTAACGGCTCAGACGCCGACACGACTACATATAAGAACGTGCTTGGTGACGTAGTCGAAAGTGCCATTGTAAAAGGTGACACAACGATGAATTTCCAATTTGCGGACTTTGATGCAGAAGTGATTGCAGACATGATTGGTGGTGTGGTTGTTGAGGACGCAGATTCAATTCGTTTTGAATCCCCAGCAAATCCAAACCAATCAATCGAACGTTCGATTCTGTTCTTAACAGACAAGAACGTGTTGGTAAGTCTACCAAGATGTTCATTCGATGCGTTCCCAATCATGAACGACGACGACTTGCATTACTTCCAAGTCAACACAACTGTTCTCACTCCTTCTAAGGTTGGTGAACCAACTTATGCAATGGACCTTATTAAAGCAGCAGCTATTAGTAATGCTGAAATCACTGCCTTTAGTATGGAAGAACAAACTGGACCTGCTACAATTACTTCAGGTACGGGTGAAATTGATATCGAAGTTGCTAACGGAACAGATGTCACAGACCTTGTCCCAACTATCGCAATTTCACTTGGAGCGTCTATCGCACCAGTTAACAAAGTTGCACAAGACTTCACGAACCCTGTTGAGTACGTTGTTACTGCCGCAGATGGTACGACTAAGACTTGGACTGTTACTGTTACCGTAGCTGCTTAATTAGTGTAAGAAGCGATGAGAGAACAATTAGCGGACATAGCAGCTAATGATCCTGTCAGATTAAAAGGTTTCAAGGTGTTAGGGATTTTTCCCTTTCACCTTAGATACCTTACTGCAAGAACACATATCAGAATGTGTAAGGTAAGGGCACAGATGCAGGCGTTGTTACCAGAAGGACAGGAGGAACCTACGGTTAATGATTTCTATAATCCAACCGTTCAGGAGCCTTTACTCCCCTTATTATTTAAGTACTGTATGATCGGAATATTAAATCAACGTCCATTTGGTTGGGTGTTGGTTCCCTTTATATACCTTAAACTAAGACGCTCAAGCCAACGACAGATTTGGCAGATGTATATGACTCTCTATAAAATGGCTGAACCCGCTTTTTTTTTCAGCTATTGGAAGATGGTTCACATGAAGGACAATACCCTATTAAAGGAGGCAACACAATAATGGGATATATATTCGCATACCAAGAGAAAACAGGTATGGGAATTGAAGAAATTATGAGGACGCCTTGGTTGATGATTGTTCTTGGTATGTTAACAGCACCCTCCATCGATTACGACAAAGTGAAAGAAGAACGCGAATCATCCAATGGAACAACGAAAACAAATAACAACGAAAAGATCCCACAAACGGCTAAAGATGAAATGGCGGCTATCAGTGGACTCTTTGGTTAAACAACACACGCGATGCCTGGATTAGAATTTACAAGTGGAATAGACAGGGGTTTTGAAAAGGACCTGTCTCGCATGAATAAGTCTATGAATAAGTTCAGTACCAATGTAGAGTCACAGACACAACAACTGGATGATTCATTTTCAGAACTGGGCAGCACTATTAGAAACACGGTATCCATCCTCGCCATCGGTGCTGCTGGGCGTGAGATAATAAACTTCAATAAAGACTTGGAAACGTCTTTAAAAGAAGTCCAAACTATTTCCGGCGCGGTGACAGAAGACTTCGAGGGTTACCGAGATATCCTTATTGAAATGGCTACCCAGTCAAACAAAACAGCAATAGAGCTTGGGAATGCTTTTTACGATGTTGTTTCGGCTGGGTATGATGGTGCTGCTGGTTTAGAATTACTGAATGCTGCTAATAAAGCAAGTGTGGCGGGGTTCGTAGATATTAAAGTAGCCGCCGATGGTTTAACAACTGTACTGAATGCTTGGAAACTGGAAGCAACGGAATCTGGGCGGGTCAACGATGTTCTTTTCAATACGGTTAAATATGGTAAGACGACGTTCGATCAATTGGCTGGTAGCATAGCCGTTGTCGCCCCATTGGCAGCGAGTGCGGGAATACCTTTGGAAGAAATTACAGCAGCGATTGCGACATTAACCAAACAGGGAACACCAACCGCCCAAGCAATCACACAGATACGTTCTTCTATTATTGCCATGAACCCGATTTTAGGAGACGGATGGTCGGAACTAATGACCTACCAAGAAGCCATACAACAGGTAGCCGACAAAGCAGGTGGAAGCCAAACCCAACTGAAAGACATGCTTGGGAGGGTTGAGGCGGTCAACGGTGTTCTCGGGCTAACAGGAATCAATGCTAAGGGAGCTGCTCAAGATTTATTGGCAATGAGTGAGAGTGCTGGTGTGGTCGATGCAGCATTCGACCAAGTAACGGAAAGTGCCGATTTCCAAATCAACCAACTTAAAAACAATTTACTCGCAACGTTTAGTGATTTAGGCAATGATGCCGTTAAAACCATTTCTAAATTAGCGGGCAACTTGAACGAAGCATTTGACTCTGGTGATATTGATAAGTACTTGACAGCCATAAAAGCTCTATCGGCTGCGTTTATTACTTATAAGGTGTCTACCTTGGCGTTATCAAAAGCTGCTAAGATACGCACGGCAAACTCGTTGAGAGCGGCGCAATTGGAAGGTTTATACATTGCTAAGAATTTAACCGCGCAAGAAAAGCAGCAATTAGGTATTACCAACATAAACAAACTCACAAAAGCGCAGTTATTAACGATTAAGCAAAAACAGGTTGAGGAATTACGTGAATTACAGATTATTGTTGATAAGCAAAAAGTAATCAAATCAAGTGCTATTATTGAGGCGCAGAAAAACAAATTAGCCATTAATTCACTTAATGCTAAAATAGCAGCAGAAAAAATAGCATTAACACAGGCAAAAACATCTGGCGATTTAACCAAGTACAAAATCATTCAACAACGCATTGAAAACTTGGAGAACCAAAAAGCGTCAGCGGTTATTACCCAGAAAGCAACCACTGAAAAAATTGCTACCGCTACTAAACAGGGAAATATAGCGGCTACTCAAGCAGGGATTATTCAAACACGTTTGGACACGGCAACCACTAAAGGAGCCACCGCAACCAAAAATGCATTCACCATTGCTACTTTAAGATTAACCACAGCGATGCGGGCAATGAGAGTAGCGTTCGCCACAAACCCGATTGGATTAATCGTAACGGCATTATCCCTCGCTATACCATTCTTAATTGATTTTAATGATGAGTTAAGTAAGAGTGAGGAGTTAGCGCAGGATTTAAATGATGTCACCGACAAAACAACATCCGCCGTTGAAAAAGAAACAAGGGCATTGGGTACATACCGTTCTATGTTAAGCCGTACGGAACCCGGAAGTGCTAGGCGTGTTGCCTTAATAAATGAATTGAACGATGAGTACCCGGATTTACTTAAAAATATTGATGGGGAACAAGCCTCAATGGGGGATTTAAATAAGGTATTTGATACATACATTAAAAACCTTGAAAAAGTAACCCGTCTAAAAATACTTCAGTCGAAACTAGAGGAATTAATTGCGGAGCAAGAATCAGTATCCAGTAATGCAGAATTGAGCGAGTATGAAGCAGCTATAGAGTCCAAACGTATACAACAACGCAAGGACGCTTTATTTGCTGAAATACAATATCAAAAAAATGTTGTGGATCTCGGTAAACAATATGCTGATTTATTCAAGGAACGTGAAAAAATATTAGCGGAAATAGAAAAGACGCCCGAGTTGGTACGTGAACTTGGTGATGAAGTGCTATTTACATTTGAGCAATTTAAGAAGGCTTATTTATTTACTTTAGATGAGGGGGCGCAGCCAGATAGTGACAATGTTTTACGGGATCGCTATAAAGCATATTTAGCAGCAGCGGACGAAAGCCTTAAAGATGCTGATGATTTGCAATCAAAGTTGGCAGCAATCAATGCTAAGTTGTTAGCCATTGAGGAGGGGACTTTAGGAACTGGGGGAAAGACTGGAGCAGGTACAGTAGCACAGTTACAGACCATCAAAAAACTGGAAGATGAGATTAGTGACTTAGAAACCAAACGACAAGAACAAACGGGTATCGTTAACCAAGCGGAATTGGATAGGTTACAGGTGGAGATTGACACTAAACAAGCCCGTGTAGACCAGTTAAACAAATCCTTGACAGAACGTACATTAGAAGCGGCAGAATTAACCTACCAAAAGGAAATCAATTTAATAGAACAGAAGTATGGTACAGAAGAAAAGTTGGCGTACGAAAAGAATGAAGCCTTACTACAAGCAGAACGCGAGTATTTAGAAAAGGTTTTAACACTTACGAAAGATAAGTTGGAACAAGAACAAATACGCGGACAAATACAATTGATTGATGATGAGTCTTTACAAAATCAGAAAGACCAGTTATCCGCGTTAGTAGATCAATTCAAAACGTACACAGAACAAAGAACAGAAATTGAGAAGGACTACCAAGAAAAGATAAATGATCTGTACGAAAAAGGGTACGGTGAAAAAGCTAAAGTAGCAGAAAGGGCTTTAGCTCGGGAGTTAGAAGAATTGGATGATAACATTCTTAAACAGAATAAGAAATATCAAGACTGGTTGGAAAAGGATTTACCAAAAGCAGCAGAAGCAGGGGTGGTGGAAATTCAAAAACGGTTACAAGCATTAAATGAAAGGATAAAACTTGATACTACTTTATCTCCTGAGGATATATTGGTAATCACCAATATGATTGAGAAGTTGAATAAAGCAACAGCCACAAGCACCAAATCATTTCAGGATACTGTCGAGGTGATGAATAATGTGCGGGAGTTGACAAATGATTTGGTAGATAGTTTTGGAAACGCAGGTTCTGAGATTGGGATAATGGTGAAAGGGATTGCCGGCGCGACTCAGGGGTTTGTTGGAATGTTGAAAGCAATTAAGGGAATTGATGCAGCAGCCTCTGACTTGGATAAAGCCTCCGCAGTACTCATCGCATTGAGTGCGGCGGTTAAGGTGTACGCTTCACTGCAGCAGGCAGTTGAGGATATAGAAACAAGAAGAACTGACGCTGCTGTAAAACAAATCAAATATCAACAAGTGTATAACCGTTTATTGATTGAGCAAAACCAATTGGCGGAAGAGAGTACTTCTTATTTTAGCCAAAACCGATGGCAAGAAGCATTGCGAGGATTGGGCGCTTATAATAATGTTTTAGGAAATCAAAAAGACATTCTACTACAAATCCAAACATACAACGAAGAAAACATACAAGGGGTTGAGTCTTTTGGAAAATCGTACCTTGAAAGTCTGATAACGCCTCTTGGTGGGTTTAGCTTGGCCGTGAAAGGTGTTAGGAAGTTGTTTAATAAAGAAGCGGAGAACATTAAGGTCGTAGACCCGGATAAGGTAAAAAGTGACGTAGAAGCAGCCTTAAACAGTATCCTAGCCACAACAAAAGACCGTGGAAAGTTCGCTGAGACATTTGGCTTTGAAGACCAATTCGAAAGTCTGTTGAGTCTATATCCAGAGTTGGTTGATGCAAATGGACAACTTAATACCGAATTGTTGAAAACTGTGGTGAATACTGAAAACCTATCAGAGGAGAACCAACAATTTTTAGAAGGTTTGATAGAGAATACTGATCTACTGGAAACAGCATACGACCAATTCGCCCAGTACATATCCAGTATTTTTGGCAATGTGGCTGGTGAAGTCACCAAAGCATTTCAAGATATGTATGAGGGGGGCGATCAGTCTTTAAAGGGGCTCAGTGCTAGTATGTCCACAATGATTGAGAACTTTACGCGGGACACCATTGAGTTTGCTTTATTACAACCTTTTATAGATAAGTTGGACAAGGCGACAAAAGAAAGCGCGACGGCCTATGCAAAAGGAGATATCCCAGCAGCGGAACTACAAGAAGACGTTATTAGTTCACTCGGTGAGTTTTACAATAACCTATCCGGCGCACAGGAGGATATATTAGATGCTTTTAAAAAGGCAGATGAGTTAGCGGAACAAGCTGGTTTCGAATCTGCGTTTAGTGGAGACGCCGGCGGACCTGATAAAGCACCCGCAGGGGCGATCGTATCTGCGGCAATAACAGAAGAGTCAGCCTCAAGTTTGGTGGGACGTTTAGGAGCAATTATGTTATCAAATCAAATCATCGCAGATAACAGTTCAGAAATCTATCAAAATAGTTTAGTAAATTTGGTAGTATTAAATGCGATTAAAGAGTATACGAGTTATCTACCACAGATAGCAGAGAATACACGTAGGACAGTTGAAAACTTAGAAGCATAAGAATATGAAATTTTACATTGATAATAAAGACTTAGAAGCCACCTACGGCGTGAAGGTACTAGACCACACAGGTCTACTATCATTTGCCAATGAGCGTCCCGACACGAGGGTATGGCAAGACAAGTCTGGTGTTGAGAAGTTGTTAACCAACCAACGCTTTGATAGCAATGAGTTCGTTTTCTTTTGTTTGGTAAAGGCAGGTGACCAATTATCGGCTCGTCAAAAAGTAGATGACCTGATTAGTTATATGTTTGATAAGGGTTTGTTTGTCTTGTCAATAAGAGAGGATGATGTAGACCCAGACCCGACCAAAAGATTTGCAGTATTGGCTGAACGTTCTACCACTATCGTCCCAACGGTGCACATACGCCTACAGAACTCTCTATACGTGTTTAAACTGGGATTCAGGGACGTTAACCCTAACGCCATTAAATACTACACGCAAATCACAGGAAACACAGTCACAGTGACGTATGATAAGGGAAGAAGTTCTAACATCTTCTGGGGAGACGGTGATCGGGGGGATGTCAGTAACTCAGGCAACTATACGAAAGATGATTACACAGCCGACGGCTTGGTAGAGATTATTATCGACGTTGATAAAACAGATTCCTCAGTCAATGTACTGGTAGCAGACTTTGAAGCGGATGTACTAGCTGGTGAAGCATTTTTAGATGTTCAGTTCACAGATAATAGTACAGGGGGCGTTGCGGTCTGGAGTTGGGACTTTGGAGATGGTAGTACCAGTGATCAACAGAACCCCTTACACACGTACAATGAAGCAGGAACATACACGGTCACTCTTGTTGTGTTTAATACAGAACAAGGACAAGCAATTGAAACAAAGACAAATTATATCACGGTAACCCCTGGAACGTTAAGCATTAGCGATTCGGAGTCGTTATTGATTGATAATACGGAATCATTAAATACTAATAATTAATCAACATGGGAAAGAGAACATACGATTTAACCAAAATGACGATAACAGAATTAGCAGCTTTGATTGCTAGTGCTGTTATTCCGGTAGATGACAGCAGCTTGTCTGCTGGGGAAGCTAAACACGTCAAACTATCCGAACTATTATTAGACGGGGCTATGGACGACAGCGGTGATACACTAGCCAATCGAACAAACGTTGTTACACCAAAGGCATTGAAAGCTACGGTAGCCAGTGAGGATGTAACTGGGGTCATACGAGTGGCCACTGAGGCTAATTTAGGGTCGTTAGATAATGACAATGCTGTGGTGGCTAATAACTTGCGCAAAGCACTTGAAAAAGGACAAGAGGTTTACCATGTAACAGGAACACCCTCACAGGGCGTACTCGAGTGTGATATACGTTTCATACGCCAAGGCCAAGTATGTTTCATGACGGGGCGTTTTAAGTTTGACTTCAGTATATGGGGACAGGCACAGGTAGCCGCCATTACATTTGCAAACGTTCCTGCATGGGCTAAGCCAGCAACCAAGGCAGCAGTAGCAGGGGCGTTTGATGTACAGGCCCCGACTGTGCCGTTGAATGGTAATTGTAGGATGGCAACGGCAAACGATTTACGAATTGATTTATTTTCATACACAACATTGAGCGGAACTGGGAACATTGTAGTGAGTTCATGTTGGTTTGTAGGGGAGACAGCATAATGTTGATTTCAATCTTTAGAAATAATATACTCGTTACTCAGGTAAGACCCGACAACAACTCCGAATACACTTGTAAAAAAGAGTTGCAGGATAGAATACGTTTGAGTTTTCGTAGTGATACTTTCATAGAGTTAAAGATTGGTGACTTTATCATTTACGAAAAGAATGGGCTTCAATACTATTTAAACGAACAACCAAGAGTCTTATCCAAGCCTAGAGAATATAGTTATGAATGTTATTTCGAAACTGGGATACATGAGTTTCAAAAAGTAAAGGTATTCCTAGAGACTCCTAAAGTGGGGGGCGGTTCATATTTGGATTACCGTTTCCCACTTACTGGCACAGCACAAACATTTCTTCAGTTCATTGTCAATGTGTTGAATAATGCTGGGGGCAATTATACGGTAGGTGATTATGAGGAGACTGCTTCGTATACTATTGACTTCAATAATTGGAACGTCTACGAGACCATTCAAGTACTTGCGCAAAAGATTGGTTTCAATTGGTATCTAGAGGGCGGGGTTTTAAACTTTAAGGCGAGAGAAAACCAAACAACCCACGTCTTCCAAGTTGGTATGAAGAACGGGTTCGAAAGTTTAACAAGGATGAGACTCAATAATACGTCTCTTTTTACGGTTGTTTATGGTTATGGTAGTACAAAGAACCTCCCACCCAGAACAAATACAGGAGGCGCCACCTATGACGGTCCTACGTTAACCGAAAACCGTTTGGCATTTGTCGGGGTCGGCGGGGAAAGTAAATTAACTAAAAATATCGATTTATATGGGGTTCGTGAAACGGTGGTAGAGTTTGATGATATCTTCCCTGAGTTCACTGGTACGGTCACTGATGTGATTGATACGCATACCTTCACCGACCAGACCATAGACTTTGATATTAATAATTACTTGTTAGAGGGGATAACTGCTAAGGTGACTTTCTTGGATGGTAGATTGGTGGGACAAACCTTTTCAATAGCGTACGACCATGACAGTTTCCAAATCACACTCACACCTGTTACAGACCCATCGGGTCAATATCCAAATACGTCGATTATTATGGAGACGGGAGACACGTACAAGATATTTGATATTGCGTTTCCCGAATCGTATATTGCGACAGCCATGACAAGACTTCAAACAAGGACAGAAGAGCACCTTGATGATGTAAGTACCCCACAAGAACAGTATGAAGCCAAAGTAGATAAAGATTACTTGCGTTCACGTGGACTTCATCTATACGTGGGTGATGTGATACGAGTGGTATCAACTAAGTTTAATCTTGATCAGTTTTTTGAGATTAATGAAATTGTACAGAAAATTACAGACCCGTACCAGTACACAATTAAGTTCGGTGATGTACTACCAATTAATCTAGCAAACCTGTTTAGACTGAGTATTTTCTCAGTGCAACAAGAGATTCAGAATATTACGAATAATTCAGTAACTAATAATCAAATCCAAAACATTGAGGGAGACACAGTAGAATGGGAGCAGCTTTAAGATTCATATATGCCAACACTTACGAGGCGATAGAAGACCTTGAACCAACCGATGCAGGTTGGATCGATCAGGCTTTTTATTACCCAGATGATGCCACATGGTTTTATCAAGCCCGCAATGGCGTTATGCGAAAGTTTCACGGAGACCCCGCTGAGAATGGAGTTGGTGTTAAACTTAATGGTAAAGTAATAGGAGGGGTGAAGGAATTGATAGAAGAAGATGACGTACTTACTATCCCAGTTAATTGGGCGTACAATACATACAGATTGCAAGTAAATGGTAGTATAGAATGCTACGGAACAATCACAATACCTTAGAACTATGGCACAATTAGAATTAGGAAAACAAGGAACACACAGAAACCCCGCAACGGGGTGCAGGGCATACACGTTCAATGCGCAGGGGGTGCCCGGATATTTAGATGAAGATGCCAACTTCTTCCCTCTTGCCGCAGGCGTATTGCCAGCTAAAGCAATTGTGGCGAATTTGGGAATTGGAAACACGACCAGCCTACCAGCAAACCCGTTAAGCGTTGGGGACATTTATGTGACCAACGATACGTACACAGTATACACGGCTAACAGCGTGGCTCCTGATCCAGTTGGTTGGGATACGAGATTGATTGAAACGGGTGAGTTTATAAGTGATACGAGTTTGGCTAAACTGCTCATCTACCAATTTTTAGCAACGCTCATACCCATAGCGGGAAACGGGTTGCATGGGCAAGAAGATTTAGAAGCTACGGCAGGACAAACGGATTTTGTTATCACAGATTTCCTCCCAATACTGGGAAGAGTGCGGTGTTTAGTGAGGGGTGTTACAGCCTAAATCAATTATAACAGGCGTCACCGATGATACGGTAGAGGTGACGCCAAGAGAAGATGGTGAACAATTACAATTTATACAATAAGATTATGAAAAAATTACTTACATTTTTATTGATGGTCGTTGCACTGGGCGCAATGGCTCAGAACGGGACAGTATTTCAAGTAGAGGATAGTACAACTGCTTTTGGCAGAACGCTGAAGGCAGGTAAATTGGTACAAGATGAGCAGACAGGTACAATATACCAAATGCTCAATAAAGCAGCCTCCTCACAGAAATTATCCAATAGTGATTGGAAGATTGTTAATCGCGATAGCACGTTTGTCAATTACTGCGATGGGTGTACGATGGAAAGCGGGTGGAAATTATTGAATGATACTATTTACATTGACACAACTGCGACAAGCGGTGGAGATGTTTACAGTAGTGATACAACGGATTGGTTGGGAACGTATTGGATGATTGTTAAATTAGACACGGCGAGGTTCATGAGTTGGCAAGACACGAATAGTATAATGGCCACCCAAGCATGGGTAAACTTGCAGGGGTTCTTGACCAGCTATACGGAAACAGACCCTGTATGGTTGAGTGACAGCAATGAGTATTACACAAAATTATTTATGCAAGCACTTTTGGGTTTGAAGCAAGATATACAAGATACAGGCACTTGGGATGCTTCGCGTTGGTATGTTGACAGCTTGTTGGCTAATTTTAGTGGCGGCGTTTCAGAAACATACGTAAGCCAGTCGGTTGATAGTGTAAGGACAGAAACGGAGGATAGTTTACAGGCGAATAGAGAGTACATGAACGACAACTTCATAAGCCAAACAGGTAGCGTTAATCAGGTGGCTGTATTAGACGGCACGGGACAGATAGAGGGTAGTGATAACTTCACTTATGATGGCGTAAATGTAAACATGAAATCTACCTTAACCGTAAACACCGATTCAACAACAGGCTTTGCATTGAAAAATGGTGCCGGAACAGCAAATAAATTTCAATTGTTTTCGGATGGCGGAATGTTGAGCAACTACATAAGTACTAATAAGGGGCAAGGGACGTTGACATTTGGAATAGCGGCAGGGCAAAATCTTACATCTGATGTTCGATCTGTTTTGATTGGAAGGTATGCCGGAAATAATCAAACAACTCAATTGGATAATACTTATATAGGGTATAATGGTGGCATTAATTCGACGGGAGGTGGAAATACTTTTGTTGGGTCTTTTGGTGGGTCTGGCGTCACCACAGGCGGATCAAATACACTTATTGGTGCAAATGCAGGAAGTAATGTGCTAACTGGTAATAATATTGTTGCATTAGGCTATGAGGCAGCAGTTAATAATAGGGGTGATTACGGAATAGGCATAGGCTATCGCGCATTGTACGGAACGGCAACAGGGTCTACGGGTACGGATAACATAGGTATAGGGCAATTTACAGGGGAAAGACTTCAGACAGGTAGTAGTAACGTATTAGTGGGAACAATTGCAGGTCGCTATATTACATCAGGAATTGGTAATACAGCACTTGGTAGATTTACAGCATTTACGCAAACAACGGGTAATTATAACCTCTATTTGGGTATGGCCGCAGGTTCTCAGTATGGGGTTCCTGGGGAAAACTATAAACTGTACGTTTCCGCATATACAGGCAGCGGTAATAATGAACACAACCTTGTTCATGGTGATTTTCTAACAAAACAATTGGGTGTTAATACAAGAACGCTTACAGCAACCCTCAACGCCAAAGGCTCCGGCAACACAGACGCAACAACGGGGTTCTATGTTGAAAATTCTGACGGTTCGCACAGTACATCTATAAAAAACGGTGGTACGATGGAACATAGCGGGGATATTAAACAAAAGGTATACACAGACGATGTAAGCAACCCGCCAACAGATGCAGAGCTAGACGCTATTTATGGAACACCCGCAACGGTAGGCGCAGGGTATACTTCATACATCGACGATAACGGAGGCGGAACAAACTTTTATCAAATAATTTCAGACGGAACAAATTGGTTTATATTAACTGGAACAAAAGCCCTGTAATAATAGAAAAATTTAAAATTCGTATATTTACTAAAAATTTGACAATATGAAAAAGACAATGGTTTTAATTTTAGCAATCACGTTAAACATAATCGTGATTAACAAACCTACATTTGCTCAGAAAGGGAATGTAGTACTTGACGAAGTATCAACCAACGTAGGCGTATCAACAGATAGCCTATTTTTCCAATTTAGAGCAATTACTGGTTTTGGAAACGATAGTTGTGTAACAGTAGAAATGATGAGTAAGATAAACCCAACAGCCGCAAGGAATGGAAATGGGGATGTACTACCCTATAAAGATGGAACAAATACTATTGTCAATAATTTGCGGTTATGTTTTGAGCAAGGGTACTTAGATTCATTGATTTACCCAGTATATGAAACTTTCATCGACAGCCTGCAAACTTACTCCGGCTGGGATACTATTATACCGTATAACAAATAACACAGGAGAAGCCATGAAAAGACTATTTATGGGCGTATTACTGCTGCTTACCCTGACAGCGTATAGCCAAACAGAGATAAAAAGGGGTTCAACAGAAATAGACATATCAACCATGTCTGCTGTAGACACGTTCTACATTGAAAGCAAATACAAGGTCGACGCGTTGATGGGTTTGCAGGTTATTTATAAAGATGTAGTGGGAACCCCCGATGGTTCTTTCAATGTTTACGAGACAAATGATTTGCAGGAGTTGTATGTGGAGATACCAAGCACACAATTGCCGTATACTATTGATACAGCAAATGTTTCAATCGGGTTGCCAAAAGATGGGCTTCCTTTTAAGTACATTCCAATCATATTTTCCAAGAATAGTATGACGGGAGGAACAATCAAAGTAATATTGAATATTAAACAATACTAACATGAAAAAGTTTCTATTAATATTAGGCGTTTTGTTGGCCGTACATTTTGCGGTTGGACAAACATTGATAAACCTCGACCCACCCGTACCAGAGGCAGAGTATGCAGATAGTTCCCGTGTAAGCGGTAGTGGAGGCGGGTCAGTGGGTAATGCTGACAGTCTTGGTGGACAACCTGCTTCTTATTGGCAAGCATTGATTGATTTGAATAGTAGCAGGATCATAGCAGACTCCAATAGGCTGAATGAAGTCATTACATATTTTGATAATCGTATTATTAGTGACAGTTCATTCTTAGCTTTATTAGACAGTAGGTTTGTAAACGACTCAACCAATTTAGCTGAAAATTACTACACAAAGGATAGTATAAAAATAGTAATCAGCGATAGCCTTAAACGCAAACTTGATACCACTATATTCCTATCCAATAGGGTAGACGGCAAGGTTAAAGTAAACGGTTCCGGTGGCGTTGATCCTTCTTTTACATTAACGCCCGGAGTGGATTCTATAGTTGATTATGGGACGGCAGCCCTTGACTTATCCTCAAGTCCCACAAATGAATGGCCTCAAAATATATTATTTCCTAATGACACACTAATTTGGGATAGTGTACATAAAACAGTATGGGAAAACTTAATAGCTGGACAGGCCCATATATGGCGTGTGATATTTGATTATACAGGCAAGAATAATAATGATGTAGTAGGGGTAGACGTTTCTCTTAAGAACCCGTTAAGTGGTTTCGTAACCACCAATACAGTCGTACTGCCGGAAGGAACTACAAGCGGAACAAATCAACAAGCCTTGCTGATAACGTTTGCCGATGGAGCTAGTTTACCTCCTCCATTGGGCACTGGGTACGGGTACAACATCACATTCAATGCAAATAAAGGAATAACAACAACAGTGACCTCCATGAGTAGGATTTCACTCCAACACTATACAAGATGAAAATAGCAGTTAAAACAAACGTATATTCGGCTGATATAACAGCCTTGAAATCTTTAGACTCTACAAACCTTACAGCACAATCGAGAAGGTTTTGTTTAGGTGATATTTATTACTATATGCCATTTGAACAGCATGGGGGCATTAAACCTGATGATAAAGGAGATTTGGAAGGTGGCAGATGGGTGTTACGGTTTAATACACAAGATATTGTGAAGGTGGTTGATGATGAACACGATTTCCAAGCCGAGGGTGATACTGATGTTACGGATGTACACTTGATGTACCATTTATGTAACGCTGGTGAATTAACCTATTTAGCATTAAGAGACTGGGCAGAAACTTATGTTGCTGCTGAGGGCTTAGAGAACTTGAGTGAAGCTTCTCAAAAAACGGCATCAGAGTTATTCGTAATAACCAAGGCAGAACGTGATACCATTTACCCTGATGAAGCTAAACAATTGGAACATGCTAAAACGCATATTGATAGAATTAGCAGAGCTACACAAATAGAAAGACTAGGTACTTATGCAGCAGAGGTAGCAGATGGAGATGTTTGTTGTACCGCTGAAGCGGTTATTGTAGAACTGGCGCAATACAGCTCAATGGATCACACGGTGATTAATTATATTACTGATTTGAAAAGTGGGTGTAGGTTGCATAAAGTAGAACAGATTGGCGTTGATGGTTTAATTGGTTTGGTAGAATATTATCATAACTATGTGGATGAAAACGACAAGGGGACTTTAGTGTTAAAGGTTGAGCACAATTGGACAGCTGATGAAAGTGAACCTATACCAGCGGCAAGAACAATCACAGAGCGAGAAAAAACCCGCACATGGAAAGACACAAAAGGGAATGACCATAAGAATAAGAAAGTCACCACAAAGAAATACGATACACGCAAAAAGCAGAATGATGAGGGACAGAGGCGCAGAGATAACATCCTCCACCAATTGCAATCAAATTGTGCAGCTATTATGTTAATGAACGGGACTTCCCCTGATGTGGATGATGCAGAAGTTAAATTGACTGATGTATTTGAATCACATAATGCTGCTGTTAATACTTATTTGAAATCGGGTAAAGGAAGCATTTACGATGATATTACAAATGATTCAACATTTACTTGGTTTGATACAGTAGTAGGTGCAACAGCTCAAGGGTATTTAGGACTAGACGCAAGTTGGGCAACCAAAACAATGCGTGAATATATTGTTGATAAATTTAAAGGATTAGTATAATGGATGAATTAATGCAATTGAGTTTACCAAGTGTTGTTGCACTTATTACGGTAGCGGGCTTTTACTGGAACACCCGCAACAACAACACCAAAAGGAAAGAAGAAATTGAAGCCTTGGGTAAGCGTTTAGACAAAGAGCTAAAAGAAGTCAAAGAAACCCATGAAAAAGAACTCCTTGATTGTAAAACTCAATGTGAAAAAGACATTCATTTGGTGCAGCAACGTTCTGATGAGAAAGACAAAGAACATACGGACAATATCAAAGCACTGGAAACCAAACTAGAAAAGAAAGCATCTGACTTATATGCTCAGGCTATACATAAAGAGTTTAGGGCGTTTGCAGAACGTATAGAGAAAAAGATTGATAAGATAATAATTAAAGATCAATAGATGAAGCCAATCATAAACGCACACACGCACCTGCTATCACACTTAGATATTCCAGTTGGGTTTCCTAACAAAGTACTAGCAAAGATAGCAAATACAAAGATTGGTTTCAAGCTACTTAGTGGGGTGCTGCATAACCTCAACCCATTTTCTAACAAAGATGCGTTGGATAAACTGTTGACGTTCGTTAAAGCAAGTCGTATTGGTAGCGAGATGGAATTGTTTAACGATGTTCGTGCTTACTACCCTAGCACGACCAAGTTCGTAGCCTTAATGATGAATATGCATCATATGGGTGCGGGTAGATGTCGTCGTACCTACTTACAAAGTCTTTTGGCATTAGATAGCTTACGGAAAATTTTTCCCGAAAAGGTACTACCGTTTTATATGGCGGATTGCAGGGATGAGAATTGCGATAACTTCTTTGATGACTTTGTTTTGAAACGTGGTTGGACGGGTGTTAAAATGTACCCACCGCTAGGAACATGGCCGCAGGACGCACGTTACGAATACATTTACGAGAAGTGTCAAGAAAGAAACATACCAATCATCTCACATTGCACCTATGGAAACCCCGTACACTACAAAGGCAGTAAATCAGAATTGGATTGGTTGTTATTGCCGTTTGATGAGTATGAGAAGAAATTGGGTAGGAAAGGCAATTGTGATAAATTTACGAATCCAGACAACTGGGCGAAGGTAGCTGCTAAGTTTCCGGGGCTTAAAATATGCTTGGCGCATGCTGGTGGCAGTAAGGAATGGGAACAATGGTTGAAGCAACCGAGTAATGAAAACAACCTGTTAAATAAAATCATCAATATAATGGCTGTCCATAAGAATGTGTACATGGACATCAGCTTTACAGCTAACAAAGATTTTGCGGCTGATGTTTTGTTTACCTTAATGACTGAGCCTAAATTTGAGTTCTTGCATGACCGCATTTTATTTGGCTCGGATTGGTATATGAACCTATCAGAAACAACGGAAGCAGAATGGTCAATTGGTTTGCGTAGGAAAATTGGTGTACAGATATTTGATAAGATAGCAAGGGAAAACACTCACAAATTCTTAAACATATGAAAAAAGCATTAGCATGGTTAAATGGACGAAAAACACAGATTGGCTTGACAGCTTCCTTGACCGTTGGTTACCTTTTAAATACAGGAGCCATCAACGAGGTGACAGGAAATTACCTATTGGCGCTGCTGGGCGTGTGGGGGATGATAGCAGTAGGTCACAGGGAAGTAAAACGGAAACAGAAACAGAACAACCAATCCAAATGATTAAAAGAAAAATTGATGTGGGCATTGTAGTGCATTGTTCTGCAACCCATGAAGGGAAAGACATAGACGCATCTACAATCAGGCGTTGGCATTTAGAACGGGGTTTCAGCGATATTGGTTACCATAAAGTAATCAAGCTCGATGGCACGGTTGAGGATGGTCGTTCTTTGGAAAGACAAGGAGCCCATGCTAACTTCAAAAAGTTTGGTGGAGAGAACTTCAATATAGGTACGATAGCCATCTGCTACGTGGGTGGCTTAGACAAACACGGGAAGGCTAAGGATACCAGAACCCCTGAACAGAAAAAGGCGATGGCAGAAGAGATTAAAAAGTTGCAGGCTATGATTCCTGGAGGCGATGTTCCTTTGTATGGTCACCGCGACCTTTCACCTGATATAAATGGGGATGGGATTATTGATAAAATTGATTGGCGTAAAGAGTGTCCATGTTTTGATGTGAGCACTTTGTAAACTCAGAAAAGTGATTAATGTATATTTGTTATCGCCTACCTTATACTCATGTTATCGTTTTGGATTAAGTCAGTTCACGTGTTGAGCTGACTTTCCTTTTTTTCTTCACCTCAAATATCTTGTCTGCATACTGGGTTAACTTTGGTTCATGCGTGACGACGATGAACTGTATACCCAGTTTCGCACTCACTTGTTTTAACATACTTGCCGCACTTTCCTTTAAACCTTCACTGACCCACTTCAACGGCTCGTCTAGTATAATGGTCGGGCGTGTTTTATTTTGGGATAGTGACCAACTAGCTATTCGTAAGGCAAAGGCAGCCACATCTACCACACCACCACCGCTAGCTTCTAATGGATCTATCTCTAGTCCGTCACGGGTAAACAATATATCACACTCAGTCTTATTACGACGGGTTTCAAACTTTAGTTCCAATTTGTAGGGTTCAGGAAACACGGCCTCCAGTGCCAAACTGGTGATGTCACTTATATGGTATTGGAGTTGCTCTTGGGTCTTTATAGCAACCTGCTGCACAACTGTTTTAGCCTCCTCATGTAATCGTAAGGATTCTTCCTTAACAACACGTTCTTCTTTTAGGTTGGTGATGTCCTGTGAGATTTGGTCGTACCTTCCTTGCAGTCGGTCTGCTTTACTACGTATGTCGCTAATCTTCATCATTAAAGTATTTGTCCTCAATCTCTTGGGTTTTGGTTTCGATTTCCTTTTCAAGGGTCTCCGCCCCCGTCTGCATGGTTTTGATTTTCTTACGGGCCTCACGGATATCTTTGCACCCGTACTCCTTTTCCAACCGTTTTAACAGGGTGTTCTTTTCACCAGTAAGTTCAGCAACTGTGCTCTTAGCAGTCTCCAGTTCCTGTTTCTTTTTCAGTAGGTCTTTTTCAGTTAGTGCCATTGTCAATTGCTTTATAGATTATTTTCATTACTTTATCACTTACATTATTCTCTTCCTTAAATCGTTCAATATTTTCTTCAAAACTCATCTTAGCTTCCCAGTCGTCGTTGAGGGTGTTAATGAACGCGTCGATTCTATCATTACGTTCTCCAACCTTCTCTATATGTTCCCTGCTAATTACGCCCTCCTCTATTGGTACATAGACAGCTTCTACGGTGTTTGTTTCAGCATACCATAAATAGACACGGGGTTTGTAATCAAATTGTGCAGCCGTTGTCCTAAATAATGAGCCAGGATTTACCAGTAACCTCCCCTCATGTTCTTCTACGAATGGTTTGTGATTGTCTCCCGTAACTATCAAATCATATTCAGGGTACTGGCGTAATAGCGTAGCCCCCTTTGGTGCTGTGCAGCCTGGATATGGTTCTTTGCCTTGGTATGTCATGATGTGAACCATACCAATCCGACGCTCATCAATAATATCAACAATGCCTGGACCATCCGCACCCCAGTGACCACCATCTATCTGAATTGCTCCTGCTTGTTCTAAAACATACAGACCACTTTTTTCTTTTAACTCATAATTGTGTTGGGGTAAATCGTGATTGCCATAACAAGACATCATATTCATAGGTAAATAATTCAACGCCTTTGACAACAACCAAGGACTCGGCTTCCAATAATGAAACAAATCACCAGCGTGCATCACTTGGCAATCATGTGTGTTTTGCAATTCACATAACCAATTCATCTTTTTCCATTGTGTCTCTGTAACAAAGTCATCCGTTCTGCATACGGGTTTGTTCTCCATAAGGTGTATGTCAGCGCACAATATGAGGTCTGCTCGTTTAAAGGTTTTCTTTTTAGTCCTTTTCATAACGTATTTGTTGAATTCCGTTTGGGTAAAGTATGAGTCTGATATTTGGTGTATTTTCATCACCTCGCGAAATACCACCATTCACACACGCTACCTTTGGACAGAAGTAATCAATCTGCCATCTACCAAATAATAATTTCTTAATCAGACAAACTGGGTGATAATACCCGGCAACCTTTGTGGGGTCTTGTACATTTGGTTCTTGAGGTCGGTAGATGTCACCGTGTACGGTCAGGATATATACTAATTTCTTCATCGTTTGGTTGTATGATTACACAATGGGCAAATGTCTGGGAAGTTCTTATGATATTCTTCCTCTAATTTACCTAACTTTAATTCCTCCTCTGTGAGGGATTTTGTTGTAGATATGGTATCCTTGTATAGTTTTTCTAATTGCGATAACTGGGTGTCCTTTTCTTTAAGGCTGTTGTGTAATTTAAGCACCTCGTCTATCTCCCCTTCCGCTTTAATGGTGTTTTGTAAGGCATTGATCTTGTTGGTGGTCTTTACTATTGCTTTGCCTAAATCACTCAGATTGTGGTAATCCTCCATCTTACCACCAAGACTATCCTGCAGCGCCATCAAATCATAAATGTCATTAAGGGCGGTCTCAACATCACCATACTTCACCAACTCCCCTTCTATGTTGCTAAGGTCATTAGTTAAACTTTGCAACGCAACACCCTCGTCATCTATCTTGTCAAGTTTCTCTTGCTTACGTTCAACCTGTTTGATTTTCCTGTCAAGCATTTTAAGGTTGGGGAACTCGGTTAACTGGGTTTTCTTACTTTCAATCTCCCCGTCAATGTACTTAATATCTTTATTTAGTGTACTGATTTCTCGTTGGATGTTGGTTTGTCCTTTGTCTATCTTATCAAGGTTCGCCACCTTGTTAAAATGCTGGGCAACAACGCCGGGACTATCACTCAACAGAAACGGGGTGTCTAACTGTCTTTGGATGTTTGTTTCGTACATATTCAAACAATCTTGCACCTCCTTTGGTATATCCTTTCCGAACGCCTTAAACACTTGGTCATCTAACTGGTACAGGTTCACTCCCTTTCCCTTAACCTTTTTCACCGTGCCGTTATCCGTAACAATTTTCACATCCGTATCAAACACAGTACCACCCACACGACGACGATAAGCGTCCCCCGATGGTTTGTTGGCAATTACCCAACGCAAAGCCCGTAGTATAGCTGACTTCCCGCTATCACTTTCACCAATGATAACGTTCAACCCTTTATGCAATACCAGTTTGCTACGCTTGTGACTCTGGAAGTTTCGTATCGTTAGTGTCTTTATCATCGTTTGTTAGGTATTGGATTAGATATATTCGAAACAATTTAAAATCAAACCATTCAGGCAAATACTTTAGAATCAAAACCCTGTGGGGATTATCAAATACGTCCTCTTTGTTGTTAAGTGTTCGGACACTAATATTTCCACGTGAATCATCATAACTAAATTTTGTCACTGCGTCTGGGTACTGGTTTCTTAATTCTTCTTCTGGAAAGTGCCTAAATTCAAACACTATCTCCAGTGCATTAATTAACATCATATCAAGATAACTCCTTCATTACTAGATTATACAAGTGTATAGCGTCAGCCTCATTATCATCCTGCGGTTGGTAACCCGAATCGATTGCAGCTTGTATCATTAACTCCTTGCTACAATTACCCTTGCCAGTAGCAAACTTCTTAATTTCACTTGCGGAATAGGATGCATAATTGATTTTCTTTTTACTACACAAATCCTTCAACACACCAATCATTTCACTGGCTACCATTATGCTGGCTTTATGTTTACCAGCTGGTCTTTCGTAAGCTATTACATCTATACGCTCCAACCTTATTAACTCCCGTACACGAGCTTTAAAACGTACCACACGCATGCCTTCGCTCTCTCCTCTGTTGGGTTTAAAGTCCCAGACCCCGCTACTTGTTCTTGTTTTCCATCCCGTCTTTGTTGCGATGTCTAATGCTAATAAGTTGACCGACGGCTGATCTGTTCCACCATTCGATGAACTTGTATGTCCAACTGCTTTTGTAGGTTTGGTACGCTTCATGCTTTTCAATTGTTGTGGTTAATAAATCATTAAAATCTGTCTCACGCAATTCAGCGAACCTTTGTTTGCTGGCGTTATGATTACGGACGTACTCAATGTATTTCCTTTCATACATATCAATCATTTGCGAGGCTGCCAACCTGTCACAACCGTGCTCATTATACGCTTGCAATGCTTTGTTCACATAGCCGATCAGTACCTGTTTCGCTATTGCTAATTCTCTACGCACGTTTCTGTCGTGACGTTGTTTTGGGGATATCGGGTTCATTGCTACTTTGCGCCCGCCGCTGTGATTCATTTGGTTTTGGAATGCCATACTATCTCCTTTTCTTTTTACGCGTTACTTTAAAACGGTTTTCGATATCGTGCCACAGGTCGATCACTGCTTCCTTCAAGTCCTCTTCCAAATGACCTTTTTCCACCATCATAATAGCTTCTTCCATTGACTTAGATAACTGTACTTCGTCGATGTGATACATGATTGACTTGCTGTAATCCTTTAGGAACTGAAGGTTCATCCTGATATCATCAATACCATAATCAAACATAATACACAACGGGGCTGTTCTATAAGGGGCGTCGCAACTATTTTTGTAGACCTCCACTTTGGTTTCAACGCCTATGGTACGTTCAACCTCCTTGCCTGCATATTTGACCTTTTTCTTAATCTTCTTTGGCTTGTGAAAGCGTAACCGTACACTAGAATAAAAGGCAATCGCCGTACCACCTGGAACGGTGAACTGTTCCTCGTATTTACTTGCGCCATTCTTAACTCTTATCTGGTTACTGCAAGCCATAATGATGTTCATCTTTTTTAGGTGTCTACAGGCTTTCCGGAAACCCTCGCTGAACTCTTTGGCACGGCGCATACCCATTTTATCGCCTTCCTCATTCTCCATTTCCATATTGGTACTCAAGGCGGCCAAACTATCTGTCATCAACCCGTGTACCTTACCATTCCCTTCAGGTTCCCATTTGTTAAGAGCCTTGAAGATATCTGTAACCGTATCAGGTTCCTCAATCTCCATTTCCTTGGTGTCTACGCCAAACATGGCTGCGAACTGCTCATTTAAACGGGCTTCGGGGTCGTTAAACTTCACATCTCCGTGTAACCGTTGTATAGCACCAGCCATCTCACAAAGTAGTACAGTCTTCCCACTACCCTCAGGTCCAAAGGCTTCCAACATAATACCGCCAGGAACACCACCGCCTCTTTTACGTTTACCACTAATAGCCAAATCTAATAAGGTGCTTCCAGTACTGACCATCACTTCTGTGTTGCCTTTGTAATTGGTATGATCTTCAACAGGTTCGAAAGGTTGTTCCACCCGTTTTTTCATTTGGGCCGATAACGGTTTATTTGTTTTAGTCCTGCTGAATTTTTTCTTGGTTCTCCTCATAACTTAATACCGTTAATGATTTCATCGATAATACTCTCGTCAACTTTTTTGTTAGTTAGTTGCGCACGCAGTCCGCTTCTGAATTTCCGTTTGCTATTGGTATTCAAGTTGCGGTAACTGTGATTGGCGCGGTCAATAATCTTATTAACCATTTCGGGAATAGTGACAATGTCACCGACGGTCTCTGTAAGGGATTTTTCTACTAACTGGTTAATAGACACCCCTTCGGCTAAGCTCTTTAAATACAGAGCTTGATAGAGATGTTGGGGGACGTATCCCCCAACTAATCTCTTACCGTTGTTTGTACTGTTCTTATTTCTAAGTACATTCATAACTTAATCAATATCAATTACTAATTCCTCAGCGATTGCTTTAGCCAACTCTTCGTCGTCCTCGTAATCGTCTGGGTCAACATCCTCTGTGAGGTCTTCTTGTTTAATGAGTTTCTTCAACTTCTTTCTACTCATACCCTGTAACTCTTCCCAGTCAAGGCTGTCAACATCAACCGCACCCCCTTTGTCTTCCTTCTCTTTTTTGGCAGGTTCTTCCTTTTTAGGCTTTTCCTTTTTGGGTTTCTCCTTTGGTATGTCAATGTCAAGTTCCTCGGCGATGGCTTTGGCTAACTCTTCGGCACTGTCATAATCATCTACGTCAATGTCTTCCAACTCATCTTTCGCCTTAACAACATCAACCAGTTCCATCAGATCCATATCCTTCAACTCATCCCAGTCAAGGTCATCACTGAATGGTAACGCACCATCATTTGTGGTTTCCTCTTCCTTTTCAGGTTTGTTGCTACGTGGTTTTCGTGTAGGAGCGTCATCCTCGTCTTCATCCTCGTCCTCCTTACCAGTAGACTCATCGGCTTCACTTGGTTCACCCATTTCAAAGAACATGGCTTGCAACTGGTCGTACGACATACGCTTTAAACACGTATCTAAATCAGGCAATTCATTCATAATCTCCTCATCAATTGGTTCCTCACGTTCTTCAAAATCAATCCTTCCAGCTTGGGCATATTTGTTACCCATAAAGTTCTCCTCAGTCCAACGAACTTTCAATGTGAGTCCTTCTTCAAGGTCGGGGAATACCTCGTAATTCTCATCCTCTAACATTTCCTCATTCAATAGGTTTTGAAATAGGAACTGAGACATGTCAAAAACATGGGCCACTTCCTCCATCTTTTTAATTCCTCTAGGAATAACGTAGTACAGGTTCCGCAGGCTATTATTGTACGCCTTTAGTTCCTCCTTGTCTGCGCCTTCTTTGACACGTTTGCTACGATATTCACAAATAGGACACTTCTCACCAAATGATTTTAAACAAACCACCGTGTCTTTATCAGAACCAACATTACGGTGAACCCAGAATGGACGCTTGTACCATGGCTCCCCCTTGATTGCGATTTCGTGTTCACTGTCTTTGTCTGGGTGGTTTTTCGTACCTACGATGTACGGGATAATGTCAATCTTTTCCCGTTTACCACCTTTCGGACTGTACTGTTCAATGCCCTTTGGTAAGTTTAGATAGCCAAACTGGTTACCGCCACTCCCACTTGTTTTTGCGTTGTTGCCTACCTTGTTCTTAAAGGCTGATTTTTTTGTTTTCTTAGCCATTGTTTTACGTTTTAAATTAGTACTACTTTTTCGTTCGTTTAAATGTGCGCGCAACCTTTGCGTCGCTATCTTGTTGTGACTGGCGTTGTTCTGCCTCGCGTGTCAAGTCCCTTGGAATACTTGGACCAGCAAAGTAGTTCTGTCCGTGTAACCGTACAAGGTTTTCCAGCGCTACTTTTCTACTGTGGCTGATTTCCTGTTTGGCAATCAACGCTATGTCACAGTCATATTCCAGTTCAATCAGTTGTTGTTTCAACTTTTTGTGCTTACTGTGCTCTCTGTAGTAAGCTTCCACGTTCGGACCAGTTGGTTTATCCAATGTCTCGTTGGCTTCTTTGATTAACTCACTGCGAGTGATTTTAATTTCCTCTTCTTTGAGAGCTACCTGTTTTTTGAGGTTCGCCCAGTTGCGCCCATACCGTAATGCAAGTGCAGGTTGGTTTAACCATTCCACATCCAATGCGGTTTCGTCTATCTCGACATCTCGTTCATAGTTCATAATCTATTTTGCATTAAAGTTCAACAATTGATTTAGTTCTCTTTTTGATTTTGGTACGTGTCCGCAGTGATCACATTTCAATACGAACATCGTCACCCCCGTTGGTTCTTGTATAATCGCACACACGCCAAGCAAACCACTCCTACAGATAGGACAATCTTTGTCCTTCCATATCTTAATTTCTCTTTGTTTCTTTGGCTTCTTTTTCGAGTTGTTCATGGTTGTTTCTTATATAGGTTTTCAATTCATATCCACATTTATTATTATCATACAGCCATAACAAATATGAAGCGGGTACGTTTGCCAGTTTGGTTCCTTTATATTTACCAAACGTGATTTCAGTTTCGTCCGTTGGAATAGGCATGTTATTCTCCTCCGTTACATACACGTGAACAAGCCAAAACCAGTTGCGGGAATCCTGTATGGTAAAATGGCTCTATAAACTCCTCTAGAACCAACCCACTTTGCGCATCCCCTTTGTTAAGGTGTACTGCTTGGGCGTATGCCAGTACGTGCCTTCGTACACCCTCAGGATCTTGATCTTTCAAGTCCTTGACAATGTTCTTAACAACCTTCCAAGGCTTTCCAGCTATCAATGCTTTACACAGGTCAATAGACTTATTCAAATCCTCCGCCGTTTGTTTAGCGACATCCTCACGTAATTCTGGTTCGACTGCTAATACCTTTTCAAGTATTTGCAATGCGTTACGTGGATGACCTTGGCTGTCTTCGGCTATTTGTTCCAGTATCTTTTTATCAACCTTTTCTTTTTCTTTACGACTGACCCGTGTCAAGAGGTTCACCATCTCCTCGGCAGTTAAGGTTCTGACAGTAAACTCTTGACACCTGCCCAATATGGCGGCTAGCAGTTTTTGTGGGTCAGTTGTACATAGTATGAAGATAACGTGCTTAGGTGTATCTTCTAATGTCTTTAGCAAGGCGTTTTGGGCGTCGTTGGTTAACTTATGGCACTCATCTAATAGGTATATCCTATAAGGACTTTCCAATGGTTTATACGCCACATTTCTAATTATCTCTCTAATGGTGTCAATTCCTTTAAAATCACTTGAGTTCATTTCAACAAAATCAGCATCAGTAATTTCTAACTCCTTAGCGATAATACGTGCGAGGGTAGTTTTACCACAACCCGTCGGCCCTTTGAAGAGGTAGGTGTGTGGCATTGTGCTTGGCGACTTCAGCAGATTACCTAAACTAGAAACGATTTCTTTGTTCCCTTTGACTTGACCTAGGGAAGTCGGTCTGTACTTGTGATATAAGCTCATGATTACCTTTGTTTGTGTTGTAAAATTAAGTATATAAAAATGTATTTTAAAGACTTTTTAAAAGAGTTTTTAACATAGTTATTAACACTCAATAAAATAGTCCTCTTTTTCAGCCCAGCTACCATCGACAGGACACAACTCAGCTTCCATTTCAAGAGGTACATTTATCCAAGGGAAGGTGCGTCTTAATTCATCAATTCCCACCTGTTTGGCTAATCTATACACATCCTCTAATTCATCTGGGTGTACATCTAAAACGATAGCATCGTGTATTTGTCCAATTAACTTGGTTTTCATCTTAAGGTCTTTCATCCGTTCCGTTAACTTCCAAAACAACCACAACAAACAATGAAACGCTGCTCCTTGTACTGGGTAATTAATGACATCATTCTTACCCATTATCCCACCACATACAAACCCCGTATGAAATGACACGTAACCACGTTTCAAATAGCGGTTGTAATGCTTCTCTTTCCATTTGGCATATACAGGAAACCGTTCTCCCCAAAATGAATCTTCAATGTCTTTCATATGTTTCTCAAATTGGGCGTATGATTTAATACCGTTTTCAATTAAATGGTCTGTCATATGTACACCCTCAAACACTTCAACACCAACCCCCTTCTTAAACCTACTGCCCTCACTTGGTACGCCTATCCAATTCCCGCAAAAATTCATAGCGCAATTACGCCAATAGTCTCCATAAAACTGGGGGAATACGAAACTGTTCTTTGTAGCGCTTCTTAGATAACCATGTTTCTTATTCTTCCTATCCCAATCGCCAATCATAAATATCTGTTGCGCCATATCCCCGTGCATATCCGTGGTCGGGTCGGTGATGTACTTAATCATCGTCGGGTCTTTGTGATAGGTGGCTGCAATGGCTACCTCAATACCTGAATAGTCCAGTTCCATTAACTGGTGACCATGTCTGGGATATATAGCTCTACGCACTAATTTCATCGTCTCTAAGTCCCGTTTCGGTATGTTTTGGAAGTTAGGTTTGTTGCTACTGCTGCGGTACGTTCTAGCGATATGTAAATTAAAGAACGGATGTAACACCCCGTCAACCTGTTCCCGTACAAATGCATCCAAGTATGTATCCCGAACCTTTATCAACTTGCCACGGTTAATCAACCAATTCAATTCAGGTATCTCTAACATCTTTAAAGCTTCTTCGTCTGTACTACCTCGCCCGTGCTCTGTCAGCTTTTTAGGTTCAATCTTCTTAACGTCGTACAGGTATTTAGCCAATTGGTCGTCACTGTTTAGATTAGGACTTGCCCCCCCTAGAGTATGTTGCCAATGTCTGTAGAACGAACTGCCATATATTTTGGATTCGTACTTTTCAATCTTACGAGTCAACTTCCTCTTTTGTTTATCACAGTACTCTAAATCAATCCGCATCCCCTGTCTTTCTGCTTCGGCTAACGCGAGTGTTCCGTGGTGTAATAGTTTGTAAGCCTCCTCGAAATTGCTATACTGTGGTACAGGCAAATCACCTTGTTTTCTTGCGTCCTTCATTGGGGCTTCAATTAGTTTACCAATGCGATGTTCGTTGATACTATCATACCCACAGTATTTCATCAGCATTTTACGACCCTCAGGTGTTTTAATCAATTCTGGCACTTTGTTTATTGCGTTGCCATCTTTGGGGTCTGCCTTTAAATATGGGGACACCTCCTCATCATAGTTTACAATCCCGAGTCGTACGTAGGTTTGAAACTTTAAGGATTTAGTCCCTGGACGGTTGTCATAAATGTGTACACCCAACATCGTATCTAAATACCAACCTTTAATCCTTGTCTTTAACCGTACGAAAGACCACGTATCTTCGAACTTCATGTTATACGCCATCTTCAATACGTCTTTACGTTTTAACAACTTAATGAACGGGCGTTGTTTGCGTCTTGTTTTTGGCATCATAAAGACATACACTTGGTCGGGGTTCGGTGCTACGCTTGCACATACAATCCTATGTCCTTTCCCGTGTGGTTTTAATCCAGTAGTTTCATAATCAAAACTAATACGAAAAGTCTTCAAAGTTTCCAACACACTAAGGTCATCTTCAAGGTATATGAACTCGGGTTCTTTGTAAACTGGTACAGGCATATCAACCTTCTGTACAGCCCTTTCTAAATGGAGTTTAAAGTGCAGGTCAAATATCGGGTTGTCTTCACTCAGTTTGGGCATAACGATTGGACATATCCAAGCCATGAAGTCTTGGTCTGGTATTTGGTAGCCAATCCATTTCAGGTAATTTCCAAAGTCCTTCAACCAACGATGTCCAATAAGGCTGTACAAACCATGTTCACTGAAGACACATATTACACGGGGCTGGCGGTCTTTTATCAGTTGCATAATAAATCTGCGACACTGCGTCACTTCCTCAAACGTAGGTACTTCGTCACCTTTACACCTGACGGCGTAGGTATTTAAACAATCCTCGTCCATATCAATACCGAACTCAGTGTACTGTTTACGCAATGTTCTAGCATACTTTCCCGAGTATGGTTTCCCCCTACTATCTTCTGAACTATCTGGGGCTATTAGGATATTCAAAATACCTTTGCCAAAGTTACCAGTTGCCTCCATCTTTGGAGACTCACATTGTTGGTAACGACCACAGGAGACACAGGTCAGGGCTTTGCCCCTATGCATGTTCTCACTGCTGACTTCTTTCTTTGTAAAAAATCCCTCCATATTATTTGGCTGTCCCTCTTAACATTGATAGGTATTGCCACTCCTCACCAGTAAACAAAAGAGAACTTTCATTCAGGGTGGCTACATTCGTTTCGTCTAGGATATCTTGTAATAGATACGGCGTAACAACGAATGTCACTTCTTTACCTATATAATCAACCCTTGCTTTCTCCTCAAACCAACCTGAATCACTGCGGGCGCGTATTACCACCTTCTTCTTGCTAAATTCAAGCTCTATACTCTCATTGGCTGCATTATCTTTTTTGCTGAATATGGTAGCCCTTTCCAAGATACCTTTTATTTCTGAGGGGAACTTTATCTCCTCACCCGCCTCTACTAAGAACCTAGACACATCTGGAAACTTATCTTGAAACACACGACAACTCAATACCGCGTCCTCTTTGTTCTTAAAGTGAACCCAACCTTCACCCTCACTTACTTGTACAGGTTTAAAAGCAATGACAGTACCACACACAGCTGCCGGCAGGAGGAACTGTTTTAACGGGGCAGCCTTCTTTAATTGGTACTTGGTTATTCTAAAACGGTCTGAAGCCTCCATCACTTTTCCGTTAATATGTACACAGGTCAAAACAGGGGCAGTCATATCATTGCTGCAACTACCCATCGTGAAACGTAGGGCTTTTAGAAATCCTTTTGGGAGGTCTTTCCACTCTTCTACATCACCTACTTCGTTGATAGGTAGTTTTATTTCACTTTGTAGTACAAACCCAGCTTTAGCCCTTCCTGCTTTCATACGTATTTCCCTGTCGTCAATACTAACATCTATCTCCTCGTTACTTACTTTTTTCACAAAGGCATACAACTCGGTACTGTTAATAGCACCTTCCAAATCAATATCTAATGGGTAACTGATACTGATTTGGTCATTGTACGTAATGACCCGTCCATTTAAGAAGCAGAAGCTAGTACTTTGTTCAATCATTTCTTGGGCACTTAATCCAGGCTTAACCATGTCTAGTGCTTTACTCAGTTCGTTTTTGTTTATTTTCATAGCAATGGAATTAGTTTGTTAGTATCGTCCCAGTTGGAACCTTTTTCAGTTATTGCATCTTGCAGGGTATTGTAATAAATAATATTCAATTCCCTCCTTGGTAGGTAACTCTCGGCACAGTCTTTAAAGCTGTACTCGTTTTCAGTTAGGTAATCGTCAATCATTTGTTTAACAGTTGGGGGAACAGTTGTGTAATGTTCATTCAACTTTTTGGCGCTGGGTGACTTTTCACTTATTGATATTCCGTGTGGTGGTAAGTCATAACGCCATTCACCGTTTCTACGTGGTGGAACAATTATCCCACCCATACCACTGACAAGCACTGCCGTGGTACTGTCCACACTATACCAAGGATATCTCCACATCAAATCAAAGCTGGTCATTCCAAATCCGTGTATCTTACAACGGTCCAATCCACCTAACTTCTCAACCAGTTCAAATGAACGATCTAGGAAGCTCTGTCGCTCCTTTCTGCTAAACCCTTTAGCCATACCTCCAATACAAAACATCTCGTACTCATTGACGCACTTTTCTAACCAGTAAGGCTCGTCCTCTGTGTGAAATACGGGCATAGGTTTTAACCCAGCCTTTTCCATTTTCATTTGGTTACGCCAAGACCTCCTGGCACTACCAATGACATCAAGGTTGGCGTACACAGTAATCCACTCCTCATTCTCTTTTACGTAACGGATGTAATCCTTCAAGTCAATTGATTTTTTACGACTCCAAGCACTAAAGGCTCCCGAGTCTAGGAAGATGTCCTGTTCCCTGTGACATTTGTGAAACTTTGGTTTCTCCCAGAAAGTCACCAAACTGTTCGTCAGTAACTGGTTTATTTGACTGGTCTCATAAACCCCGTGAATACCTGCAATATAGATTTTCATATCTTACAACTGTTTAGAAATTCTTGTTTGACTTTTGGCTCAGTTAAGAACACGCCTTTCAATGTGGTGGTAGTGGCTTGTCCTTTCTTTTTAACACCCCGCATCGTTTTACACAGATGTTCCGCACGCATCATTAACGCCATCCCCAACGGTTCATCTGCTCCCGTACACAGGGCTTTCCATAAGTCCTCCACAATATCGTGACCGAGTCGTTCCTGTATCTGTAACTTAGCCGCATGATAATCAACAATACGCGCCACCTTAGACAGTCCTAAGATGTTTCCTTTTCTACTGGGTATGTATGCAAAGTAATATTTGCCAAAGAACGGAACCATATGATGTTCACAATGGCTGTGGAAACTTCCCTCGTCTGTTATCATTTGATTGTAATCCAAACCGTCTGCACCGTTTTTAAAGATGGTCACCTTTGGACGATGTGCAGGATCGTATCCACGGAAGATTTCACTGTACATACGAACCACCCTGTCAGGTGTACCAACCAAACCATCGCGTTCAGGTTTTTCACCAATGTACTGGAGTATTCGTACGATATTGTCCTCAATAGTTTTCTCACCATTTGGGTGGCTACGTTCCCAAGGAAACACAATCCATTGTCCTTGAAAATTAGCATCCGCTTGACCGTCACGTTTATCAAACATAGCTTTAAACTGTTTATCAGGCCATTCAGCCTTATATCGTTCCATAGTTACACCACTATCAATCAGGTCGTCTAATATGATGTCGGCATCTTCTACAGTAAATACCACTTCGGCTTCAGTTAGGTACGCTGCTAACATAAGTCCCCCGTTGGGCACTCCGTACACAGTAGTATCTTCGTGATCAAATTCGGCCAAGAAATCATTGATTTCTCCTGGCGTCACATTATATACTTTTTTCATAATCCTAATTCTTTAAATGAGTTATACGCTTTATCGTCTACGAAAATATCGTACTGGGGTTTATCCAATATCAACTTATGATACTGTACACCATGTTCCTTCAGCCACCTTTTTGTGATGTGTAGGTCAACTCCAAATCTACTGGTGAACAAGACCACGATATGTCCGTGGTCATATATCCTGTTCACTGTATCAATGTTCTCTTGGTTGGGTGTGCGGTTTTGATAATCGTATCCTTCAGTTTCATTGGTTAAAATACCATCAATGTCCACTGCGATACGCATCGATTTCCCTGATAATTTCATCGTTTCTTTCTTTAATGTAAATACCTTTTTTAGCAGCCTTGTAATACTCATCTAATAGAGCATCGTTGTAAAATGGTACGTTAATCCCGTTAGCCCTTAAAGCAGTCCATTTACGGAAACAACTAGGACATCGTCCACAGTAAGAGCCAGTAGCCTTTGGCGCGTAGCAACTAATGGTTTGCAACAAGATTCCAAGATTCCCTTTGTGATCGTTTAGATACCAACTAATGATTTCAGATTTAGTTTTTTCCCAAAATGGGCTTAAGACTTTGATTGGTCTATTCTCCAGTTTGGTTAACAGGGTACTGAACTCTTCAAAGATTTCTTCGTTCTTGTCACTGACGTTGTCCCCCTTGATACCTACTATGTAGATAGTATCGGCATACTTGGCTGCCTGGGCTGCCAGTAAAAGGTTTCTAAATGGGATATAGGCGTTTACTCCTATCTCACGGCTACTAAAATCTAGGCTGTGGTCAATGATTGTACTGGGTATTAATCTTTTCACCACCTCTAGTTCCCGTTGGGTGTACCTACTCTGCACGTCAAAATAAACGGTTTTCGGTTTGTTCAAATAATGGTAGGCTACAAAACTGTCAATCCCACCACTAAACAACAATACGCTGTTATCTCTATCTGCCATTGTCTTTATGGATATATTGGTTAATACTAACTGCCCCCTCTTTAATAAGGTTGGCATCGATATGGGTGTTCCATATACAGCCAGGGCAGTCTATTGATACTTTCGTACGCCATGCGTCTTGGAACGTTTCCCAACGGTCTGCTATTTGGTGGAATGGTACACCAATTGATTTCGGTTGGAAATCATCACATGGGTACACCTGTCCATCACAATCTATGGTCACCCAACTTGGGAAACTTCTACTGTTAGCGCAGTTCCAATCGTATGTTAAAAAGAGTTCAGGGTTGTTGCACAGGTAATCAAGAAAACCATCACTTGCGTGTATCTTTAGTCTGTCCCTGTTTGTTTTAAGGAGTTGCAGTTGGGTGATTAAGGGTAGAATATCATCCTCTGTAAACATTAATTCTTCATCACGTCCTTTTACTTTGCTGCCCTCTTGTCCTCGGTCGTGGTGAATAATGTCAAAAAACGTCCAATAGCCAAGCTCTGCCAACACTTTAAAGCTATCATATAACTTGGTATAGTTCTTGCGGGTTAACGTGGTACAGATCGCCAAATTATCTACAGGTCCTAAACTACCAAAATAATTCAAAGTCTTTAGCGCCTTGCTACTCTTGATAGCACTACTGGGGTCTAATGGTACAATGTCATAAGACATAGTTAAAGAGCGTAAACCTGCTTCATATAATAGTTTAAGTTTCTCAGGTATGTTTCCACCTTGTCCACTTGTAATCAGTGTCATGTCAAACCCCATAAGGCTAGCGGTCTTTACAAACTCACACAGGTTATCGAAGTCGGCTGTCGGTTCGGCACCGTAAATGGCTATAAATTTACAGTCCAATTTGCGCAATTGAAGCAACCCCTCTTTCCATAACTCAATTGGATAGGAGTTTGCTTCCTGCGTAGCCATGCTACAATAATGGCAGTGAAGTGGACACTTGCGCGTCCACAACACTTCCGCTTTAACGATGTTTCTCATATTACTTAACGATTCTGTATTTATCGTTAACCAATTTGAATTCAACGTCTTTGTTTTTTTCAAGGTGGGCTATGTGGTTCTTAACCCTTCCGGCAGTACAACCAACTTCCTCAGCAATTTCATCCAGGCTAAGGGCTTTCTTGGCACCAAGTAATACCTCATCAATTTGTCCACTTTGGCTTCCTTTGCGGTGTCCGTACTCAGTAGTTCCAGCTCCCTCTTTCTTCTCTTTCTTGGCACCTTTTTCCTTTTTGTTACCTGTACCCTTCTCTTTTTTGTCCGTACCCTTTGGGGCTTCCTTTGTCGAGTCTTCAACCTCGTAACCAAGTGCCTCAAGCATTTCGTTACGTAGTTTTTCAATCTTTTTGATGCCAATACCCTTACGACAAGATTCAAGTTCGTCGTACTCCTTACACATTTTGCGCAAGTCTTTAACATCTTCACAATCCATAATCTCTTGGGCAAGTT